TTAAACTTCTGGTATTACAGGCCACTCAATATCAGGTGCAGTTGATGTATCAACACGGTTCAGCAACACCCGATACTTCTTCCAGGCTTCCAGCAACGAGTTTTCTTCCTCCGTTGCGATCTCCAGATCTACAGCATCCTGAAGTGGCGCAATATGCTCACTGGCTACCTGCATCAGGCTGTTTTTTGTTTCTTCCGCCTCCCGGATCCGGAACAGTTTTTCTGCTTCTGCATCTTTCACCCAGGCTGTGCCGTTCCACTTCTGAAACTCCCCTTCCGGCGATAACCAGGTAACATTTTCCGGTAACGGACCGAGTTCAGAAATAAATAACGCGTCCCCTGACGCTACGTCATAAACCGTTTTACCCCGATGATCTTCAACGAGATGCCACGATGCCTCATCACTGTTGAAAACAGCCAGGAAGCCAGCAGGAATATCTGGTGGTGCAATATCGGTACTGTTTGCTGGCAGACCTGTATGAGGCGGAATATATGCGTCACCTTCACCAATAAATTCATTAGTTCCGGCTAGCAGATTATAAATTTTTATGGTCCGTGCTTGTTCACTCATTCTGAATGCCATTATGCAAGCCTCACAATATAGTTAAATGCGATGTTTTTGACGGTGTTTTCCGCGTTACCAGCAGCGTTAACGGTGATGGTGTGTCCATGTGAGCCAATCGCAACGGAGTGCGTATGAGCACCAATACCGACAGTATGTGCGTGTGCACCTGCGCTTGCAGCAGTGCCGGACAGTGAGTGGGTATGCGCGCCAGCAGAGTTCGTATTGGCCATCGTGCCAATGCCCAGACCAACCGCCCCTTGTACCTGGTATGAGTTACTTCCGACAGCTGTAGAACCATACTGATAGGTGTCTTTAAAAGTGCTTGTATTAAACCTGCGACCATCAACGTGCGAGTGTGCTCCGGCCGAGCTTGTAGAGCCGCTCAGACTGTGCGTATGAGCACCGGTGTTATTCGTGGATTTAGTGCCGTAATCAAACGACGATGTGGTTTTCGTCCCCAAATCCGTACTGGATGCGCTGGCGCTGTGGGTGTGCGATTTAATGCCGTCCTGTTCCTGAGATAATACGGCCCGACCACTGGCAGGTTTGCCCTTAATCGTCCAGCCACGCATATCAGGGATCACGCCTGACGGATAAGCCGCTGCAAGTTTCGGGTATGCAGATTTGTCAAAAGTCTGCCCCTGCATCAGGGCATAGCCAGACGGAACGGTATCTGATGGCCACGGGATTGGTGCACCGACTGGATAAAACTCTGCAGGAGGATGAGCCGAGGTGTAAAGCTGCGCCCACGGCGACCAGTTTGCGTCGGTCGTATCCCGTCGTGAACGAATAAATGCCGGAGCATGGGCACCGCTTGTACCACTCCAGCCGATGAGTAACTCACCTTCGCCAACGGCTGTCATCCCTTTCAGGTGAATGATATTTCCATACGCTGTTGGATATCCGTTGTTATACACCTCGTATAACTCAAGACCTGTTGCCCCCTGCGTATTGTCTGTCAGCGCGGTTACCCGACCTTTTGAAGACAGATTAACTGATGATACTGCTGTTCCACCTGACGGTAACGCCCCGATCTCTGATGCCGTTGGCTTATTTCTGGAGTTATAGTCCCTTCGCCAGCCAGGTGAATAATCTGTTCCGTGATTAATATAGGTAAACTGGGCGTTAGTTGTTCCACCACCAGTGGAGGTGGTCGGTGTGGTAATGCGGATCGTCATCGCTGACTTTATCCCCATTACTTCAATGACAGCTCCGGCGAGATGAATATTACCGCAGTCAGTATCAGTAATGATTTTATTATTGCCATAAGACCAGGAACCCTTGCACATCCAGTAGGGATGGTTAAATGCTCCCTGAGAATCCAGCCACTCGATAAACTGTGCAGTCGTCCAGTTTCCTGTTATTGTGCTTACTGACCCACCAAAGGCACGGCAGGCACCAATATTTTTCGTAAAGGTGTCTTTGCCAGGGATATCCGCACCGCTCTGATCTTTCTGCAGACGTTTCTCAGCATTGTCATAGGCTGTTTTTACTGCCTTTGGTGTCGCGGCAAGCGTTTCAGACGTGCTGTTGGTCGCGCTGCTTAGCTGGATTATCCCTTTCTGTGCTGTCGTTGCATCCTGTGCGGTGTATTTCCCGTTAGCCAGGTCATACGCGGCCTTAACGGCTTTTGGTGTTGCCGCCAGTGACTCGGAAGTGCTGTTAGTCGCACTACTGAGCTGTACTATCCCCTTTTTCGTCGTGCTCGCATCCTCAAGCGCCACGGCGGATGCAATATCCTCTGCCCGTTTTGCCGCTGTCTCAGCGCGCGTTGCTGCAGATTCCGCCGTACTTTTGCTCTGTGCTGCCGCCGTCGCACTGCCAGCTGCCTCTGTCGCCTTCGTGGATGCTGTCGTGGCGCTGCCCTTCGCTGCGGACGCTTGTCTGGTCGCCTCATCTTTTGAAGCAGACGCCGATGACGCCGCCGAACTGGCGGACGATGCGGCAGCCGTTTTTGAGGATTCTGCGCTGGTTTCCGACGCTTTCGCGTTCGTCTCGGATGTCTTCGCTGCGGAAGCAGACCTCGCTGCTGCACTGGCCTGTTCAGTGGCTTCGCCAGCCTTCGTTGTGGCTGTTGAAGCGGACGATGCGGCGCTTTCTGCCGATTTTCCGGCGGCGCTAGCACTGGCTGAGGCCTGCCCGGCACTTGTTGACGCTGCACTGGCAGACGACGCAGCCGCTGTTTTTGAGCCTGCCGCAGCTGAGGCACTCTGTCCCGCTGCCATCTCAGAAGACTTAGCGTTCGTCTCGGACGTTTTTGCCGCCTTCGCAGAATTTGCTGTCGCCGTTGCCGAGGAAGCTGCGCTGCTGGCGCTCGAGGATGCGTTCGTTTCTGATGATTTTGCCGCCTCTTTTGAAGCCGACGCATCCCGGGCTGAGGTGGCAGCTTCTGACGCTTTCGTAGTCGCGGTGGATGCAGAAGTGGCTGCTGATTGTTGTGACGCTGCAGCATTCGTTTCTGACGTTTTCGCGGCACTGGCACTGGTAGCTGCCGCGCTTTTTGAGGACTCTGCAGCGGCAGCACTTTTTTCCGCTTCAGTGGCCTTTGTTGATGCCGTTCCTGCGCTGGAAGACGCTGACTGAGCCGACGACGCGGCCTGTCCGGCTGACGTGCTGGCTGCGCGTGCTGAGCCTGCAGCATCAGTCGCATGGGTTGCCGCCTCACGGGCTGATGTGCCGGCATCGCTGGCTGACTTCTTCGCGGCTGCCGTGTTCTGTGCCACGGCGGACGCGTTACGCGCCACCTCTTCCACCATCAGTTCAAAACGGCGCAGTGCCTCAGGACGGGCATCATCCTCCGTCATGGCACCGAGAAAATCATTCAGCGTACCGGGTCGGGAATCTTCATACACGGTGATGGTCCCGGCATGTGACGGCGGGAATCCTTCCACCAACAGAATAACGCTGTACTGACCGTACTCAACGTCCATGCTGTAACGCCCGGCCTCATCCGGATTTTCTGAGGCCAGCGTGTTCACCACCACCGTGGTGCTGTTACGTTTTGCTTTCAGCTGGATTGTGCAGTTCTGTACCGGTTTTCCTGTGCCGTCTTTCAGTACACCTGAAATCTTTACTGCCATATTCACCCCACAAAAAGCCCGCCTGAACCGGCGGGCTGTCATAACACTGTGTTACCTGGCTAATCAGAATTTATAACCGACACCCACGATGAAACCGTCAGTGCGCCAGTCACCACTGCCGGAGCCTTCATAAGCAATATCAATGGCCACGGATTCGGTCGGGTTAAACTGCACGCCAGCCCCCCACGCCAGAGACGTGTTGCTGTGGCGACCGTCATCACTTCCGGTCAGCACATCGTGCTTTTTCCCCTTGTTGTCAGTTACGCGGATATAATCTCCGGAGAAAATCGAAACACGGCTGTAAGCCATACCCGCCATCGCATACGCGCTGAACCATTCATTCACGCGCACAGACGGCCCCGCCATCACGCTGAACCAGCGGTTACGCACGGAATCTTCATGCCAGCGGGTATCGCTGTAACGGGTAAGCTGGCGATTCTTGTCTCCTGCATAGCTGAATGACGTCACCAGCCCCTGCGTATCCGTAAACTCATAACGATATTTCACGTTAATCCCGTTCAGATCATCACTGCCGGGAACGTTGGTCCGGGCATGAAGATACCCCGCGCTCAGCGTGGACTGATGTTCAGACGCCCATGCAGGCGCACCGGATACGGCCAGACAAATGGCTGCGGACAAAATGGCTGCACAAACTTTACGCATAATTACCTCTCGCTTTTCTGCAATAAAAAAGGCGTCATTCCTGACGCCATTTATTGGGGTTATAAATATTTCAACGAATACTGATGCCGGAAGCCGCTTTTTTGGTCACAATCACCGTACAGTCGGTGATATTGCCTGCCCCCTGATTGCCTTTCTGGAAAATCTTAAACTCCAGAGTGACGCTACCACCACTAAGCATATCAATAACTGCACTGTAACTACCGGGAATGGCCCCTTTAGTTTCTCTGGATGCGATTAATACGCCGTTTTTGCGAACTTCAAAACCATAACCCGTGTATCGCGTGCCTCCCGGGTTATTTCCGCTCCCCGGATCGTCATACGCTATACCGTTAAAAATAATGGGCGGAATAATAATCTGGCGGTCAAAGTTATGATCATCGCTGATGGTGACTGTAACCGTACCGTTTGGTGTTTCCGTTACCCCACGTACCGACTTTTTTCGGGAAGGCTTTTGATACAGCTTTAACGAAATCCCCTCTGACCTGGGGCGCCTCCAGCATGCCCTTAATCGTACAGTTCTGGTTAATCGTGACATTGTTGAGCGTTCCTGAGTTCGCATTCACACTGCCACTGATATCCGCATTTTTAGCGGTCAGCTTTCCGTCTGATGTCAGGGAAAATACCGGAGGACTGCCACCGCTGGTAATGGTGGGGGCTGTCAGGCGCTTCAGGAACACGTCGTTCATGAATATCTGGTTGCCCTGCGCCACAAACATCGGCGTTTCATTCCCGTTTGCCGGGTCAATAAACGCGATACGGTTAGCGGCAATCAGAAACTGGCTCAGCTTGCCTTCCTCCGTGTCCTCCATGCTGAGGCCAATACCCGCGACATAATGTTTGCCGTCTTTGGTCTGCTCAATTTTAACGCCCCACATGGCATTCCATTTATCGTTAGCGTCCTTCCACTCTTTCGAAAACTCATCCAGTCTGCTGGCGTTATCCTCCGTCAGATCAACTTTTTCCAGCAGCTCTTTACCGAGATGGGATTCGGTTATCTTGCCTTTGAAAAAATCCAGGTAACCTTCCGCATCATCGCTCGCCCGACCGACGGCCTCCACGAATGCCGATTTGCCAACGGTGTTCACACTGCGGATATAAAAGTAATAATCATGGCCCGGTTTGATATTGATACTGGCGGCTATCCAGTACAGCCCCGCGCCAAGGTAGCGGGCTGTGGTTTCAACCTGCCTGATATCGGTAATCCGCGTTTCCGAGAACCAGAACTCAAACTGTACCGTCGGATCATAAACCGCAAGATGCGGCGTGGCAGTTATCTGAAAATAGCCCGGCGTCAGCTCAATCCGCGACGGTGCTACCGGTGCGGCAATCCTGAACGATACCGACGCCGGATCGCCCTGCTGTCCCCACGCATTTACCGCCCGGACTGTCAGCGTGTACCGTCCCAGCGCCAGTTGCGTGAAGCGGTATGTGGTTTCCGTCGTCCGGGCCGTGCTGACCAGCCGCTCACTGCCGTCGTCCGCTGCCACGGTCAGGCGAAGCATAAAGCTCACCCCCTTCACCACCTTCGGCGTGTCCCAGCGCGCCAGCACCTGATATTCTCCGCTGTCTGCGGTGACTTCGGCAGTCAGGTGCTGCACCGCTGGCGGCGTGACACCATTCACCGTGCCGCTCTGGTCGCCGTCAAAGTGCGCCCCGTTATCCACGATGGCTTCTTTCTCCGGTACATGCTGCACGGCGGTGATGGCATACGTGCCGTCGTCGTTCTCACGGATACTCACGCAGCGGAACAGGCGCTGGCGCAGCGTCGGCAGCTTCAGCCCCCACACGCTGTATTCAGCAACACCGTCAGGAACACGGTTCACTTTCACCTTCACGCCGTCGGTGACGGACTGAACCTCCACGCTGATCGGATTGCCACTTCCGTCAACCAGGCTTATCAGCGTGGTACCGGAGGATGGCAGCGTGATTTCACGGTCGAGCGTCAGCGTCCGGGTCTGGCTGTTTACCGCCAGCACGCGCCCGCCGGTGCTGATACCGGCATAGTCATCATCACAGATTTCAATGACATCGCCCGGCACATGGCGAAGCCCTTCTGCGCCCACGCAGAAGTCCACGGTCTGCGTTTCCAGCAGTTCTGTTTTAATCAGCCACAGCCCGGCGCGGTGTGCCTGCCCCCGGCTGGTACAGCCAAAAGCATCCATCTTCGTGACGTTACGACCGTAACGGGCAATGGCCTGCGTATCCTCCACAAGCTCTGTCGCCGTCTCCCAGCCGTTGTTCGGGTCAATCCAGTTCACCTCAACGGCATTATGGCGGTCCTTCAGGGCGCTGAAGCTGTAGCGGAACGGCGCGCCATTATCCGGCATCACCACATTACTGCGGTTATAGGTCCACACCTTATCTGATGGTCGGTCCTGCACGAACGTCAGCGTCTGCCCGTTCCATACCGGCATACAGCGCATCGCCGAGCAGAAATCACTGAGCACATCCCACGCCTTGCGCTGTGTGGTCAGGTACGCATTACAGGTGATGCGCGGCTCCGTGCCGCCAAAGCCGTCCGGCACTGACTGGTCGCAGTACTGGCCGATGACATACAGCGCCCATTTATCCACATCCGCCGCACCAAGACGTTTCCCCATGCCGTAGCGCGGATGGGTCAGCATATCCCACAGACACCAGGCCATGTTGTTGCTGTATGCCGGTTTAAACGTTCCGTCCCAGATACCGCTGTATTGCCGCGTCTGCGGGTTATAGTTCGACGGCACCTGCTGGCTGCCGAACTGCTCCGAGTCCACCTGTACGCCGACCAGTGCCGTGTTCGGGTAGCACTGTTTCACATCGATGATTTCGGTGTATGACGACCAGAGCGTTTTGTTCTGCAGCTGGTCTGTGGTGCTGTCCGGCGTCATCCTGCGCATCCGGATATTAAACGGGCGCGGCGGCAGGTTATCCACCACAACCGAGGCCAGATACTGTGAAGTGGTTTTACCCTTAATGGTGATGTCTTTTTCCGTCACCCAGCCACCGTTACGTTGTATCTGAACCAGCAGGCGGACTTCCGATGGATTCCTGTCCCCCTTTGAGGTGGTTTCCACCAGTGCCTGCACGCCGAAAGTAAAACGCAGACGGTCAATGTTTGCCGACGTGATGGTCCGGGTGATCGGCGTGTCATATTTCACTTCTGTACCGAGCACCGTCTCGGAGCCGGAGGATTCAAATCCCTCCGGCGGTGTCTGCTCCTGCTCACCGGCCCGGAACACCACCGTGACGCCGGATATATTGGTATTCCCCTCACTGTCCAGCACCGGCGTACTGTTCAGCAGCACGCTTTTTAATCCATCCACCGGACCTTCAACCGGCCCTTCGCTGATGGCATCGATCACACTCAGCAGCTGCGTGGACTTCAGGTTGTCCTTCGCTTCGCGCGGGGTATGCCCCTTACTGCTGCCTTTACCCATTCGTCATGCTCCATAAACGATAAAACCGCCCGGAGGCGGTTTCACATAAAACATTATGCATCAGCGACCAATCACCACAACCTGACCACCATCCCCTTCGTCTGCCGTGCTGATCTCCTGAGAAACCACGCGTGACCCCACGCGCATTTCACCGTACAGAACCGGCAGAACATTGCCCTGGGCAACCATGTTATCCAGTGAGGAGAAATAGGTGTTCTGTTTGCCGTTATCCGTTGTCTGTGTACGGGGAGTTCTGGCTTTCGGTGCCAGCATCTGCGCCACACCACCGAGCACCATACTGGCACCGAGAGAAAACAGGATGCCGGTCATACCACCGGCCCCAATGGCTGCCCCCCATGCTGCAAGGGTGGCTCCGGCGGTAAAGAATGATCCGGCAATGGCGGCAGCCCCCAGGACAATCTGGAATACGCCACCTGACTTGGCCCCGGCGACTCTGGGAACAATATGAATCACAGCGCCATCAGGCAGAGTCTCATGTAACTGCGCCGTTAACCCGGACGTGCTGACGTCCCGCCCGGCAATCCGTACCTGATACCCGCCGTCGCTCAGTTTCTGACGAAACACCGGGAGCTGTGTGGCCAGTGCGCGGATGGCTTCAGCCCCCGTTTTCACACGAAGGTCGATGCGGCGGCCAAATCGTTGCAAATCCCCGTAAAGGCAGATGCGCGCCATGCCCGGTGACGCCAGAGGGAGTGTGTGCGTCGCTGCCATTTGTCGGTATACCTCTCTCGTTTGCTCAGTTGTTCAGGAATATGGTGCAGCAGCTCGCCATCACCACAGTAAATGGCGGCATGATTCGGCACCGATGAACCAAAACAGCACAGCAGCACATCGCCCGGTTGTGCTGATGACAACGGCACCTGATACAGCCCTGTGGCCTCCAGATTATCCAGATAGAGATTCTGACCGTGACGCCACCAGTCATCCTCGCGATGAAAATCCGGCATCTCAATCCCCGCCAGATGATAAGCATCCCGGAACAGCGTGTAACAGTCCGTCACCCCGTGCTCAAAGCGCCGCCCGGTGAGATGCGGCACACAGCGGAACTTATGAATCGTCCCCCGGCAGACCAGCCACCACGGCAAATCACTCTGCACCTGCAGCCGCCGGTCGGCCTCACTCAGCCAGGGCAGACCACCGGGGTGGCTGTGGACCAGCGCCACGATCTCACCCTGCATTTCTGCCTGCAGCCAGTCTTCCGGCGACATACGGAAATACGCCTCCGGCTCACCGGAGATATTCACGCAGGGGAAATATCTTTCCCCCTCCGGCGTGCTTACCACGAAGCCGCACGACTCCGCTGGCGCACATCGCCGGGCGTGCGCCAGAATCGCTGATTCTGTCTGTGTCATGGTATTTACTGCGAAAGTTTGTTAATGGAAAGGAAGCCGCCAAAGTTGCCGACGTTATTGCGGAACTTACAACCGCTCAGGCATTTGCTGCATTTATCCTTCGTGATATCGGACGTTGGCTGGTCATATTCATCCGCGACCGCCGGACCGTGATAACCGCACTCATCGCCGCGATAGGTCCAGGTGCAGGTGTTGGCCAGCATGATACGTCCCGGAAAAACAGCGCCGTCCGTTTCCGTCGGCGTGGACAGTACAAAAGAGGCACTCACCGCGCTCAGTTCGCTGCACTGCTCAATGCGCCAGCGGCTGATCACCTCCTGCTCCGGATCGGCGTCACTGTTTCCGTTGACGAAGTTCACCGCATCCAGAAAACGGGCGTAAACCTTACGCCGGACCACCGTTCCGCCGACCAGACTCTGCAGATCTTCCGCCATCCCGGTGACCATACCGAACAGGTTAGAAACCGTCAGCGTGGGGCGCGTACTGGTGCCTTTGCCATTCAGTTCAAAACCACTCCCCTGAATGGGATACGGCTGATACTGTCGCCCCTGCCAGGTGACCGGCTCACCTTTTTCGTTCTGCTCATTACAGAAAAAATAACGTTCTCCGTAAGCGTACAGCGAGGGCCGTATTGACGGGGATGTGTTATTCAGCTGGCAGTGCTATGCGCCACGGAAGCAGTTCGCTGACCCGGTTGACCGGCCAGTCTGCTATGACGCCAAGCACATGGCGAAGGTAGCTTTCTGGATCCACGTCATTCAGTTTGCACGTCCCGATCAGGCTGTACAGTAGCGCTCCCCGCTCACCACCATGGTCAGAGCCGAAGAACAGGAAGTTTTTACGACCCAGACTGACCGCCCGCAGGGCATTTTCAGCGATGTTGTTGTCGATTTCCACCCAGCCATCGTTCGCATAGTACGTCAGTGCCGGCCACTGGTTAAGTGCGTACGCGAACGCCTTCGCCAACTCTGAGTGTCGCGACAGGGTCTTCATCTTTTCACGCAACCAGCTTTCCAGGGATTTCAACAGCGGTTTCGTTTTTCGCTGACGTTCAGCAAGCCGCTGCTCTGCCGGCATTCCCCTTATATCCGCCTCTATGGCGTACAACTGACCGAGCTGCTCCAGGGCTTCTTCCGTCAGTGCTGACGGGATGCGGACGTGCACATCGTGGATCTTTCGGCGGGCATGAGCCCAGCAGGCAGCTTCCGTTATCCCACCATTGCGGTACAGCTCGTTGAACCCGGCGTACGCATCCGCTTGCAGCACACCGCTGAAGCAAGCAAGATGAGTCTGCGGATGGATGCCTTTTCTGTCCGGGCTGTAAGCGAACCACACTGCAGGTGCCAACGCTGACCCGGCATTGCGGTCATCACGAACATACGCCCACAACCGCCCGGTCTTCGTCTTCTTATTACCCGGCATCAGTACCTGGACCGGGGTATCATCAGCATGGAGTTTGCCGTCAGTCATGACATAGCCATGAAGCGCCTCTTCCAGCGGAGACAGCAGCCGGCAGCATGCATCCACCCAGCCCGACAGCAGTGAACGGCTCAGCTCCACACCTTGCCGGCCGTATATTTCTGACTGGCGATACAGCGGGGTGTGCTCTGCATACTTCGAGGTCAGCACGCGGGCCAGCAGCCCCGGTCCGGCGATACCCCGCTCGATGGGCCGCGAAGGTGCAGGTGCCTGCACGATGGCATCGCACTGAGTACAGGCATGTTTTTCCCGTACCGTCCGGATAACCCGGAAGGCACTACGCATCAACTCCAGCTGTTCGGCGGTATCCTCGCCCAGATAGCTCAGTGAACCGCCGCAGTTCGGGCAGCACGGCGCCACAGGCAACAGTCGCTTTTCGTCACGGGGTAGTGATTCAGGGAACGGCTTACGGGTGCGGGTCTGACGCAACGGACGCTGTACTGCCGGGTCATACACCCTACCAGTCAGCGTATCGCTCTCTTTCTGAAGCCGGTTCAGATCGGCTTCCATTTGTGCGATACGGCGGGAGACTTTTTCGGAACGACTGCCGAAGTTCATCCGGCGGAGTTTATCCAGCTGCGCCTGCAGATGGTCTATTTCGCGCTCCCGGTTGCTCAGCTTTTCCTGCAGGGCGTGGATCTCCTGTTCGGCCAGGCGCTGTTTCAGCAGGAAGATGTCGTCAGAAGAGATGTCGTTCATAAGCCCGTATTTTACCGGGCTTATTCTGTGACAACCAGGATAAAGAGATTTACAGCATGGTCAGGGAGGTCAGCAGCCGCTTAGGCTGTCGCCAGTCGATACCTTCCAGCAGCATCGCCAGCTGCGCCTGCGTAAGGAACACTTTGCCATCACGGGCTGACGGCCAGGCGAAGCGCCCACGCTCCAGCCGTTTGGTCAGGAGGCACAGTCCGTCACCGGTGGACCACAGCAGTTTAACCTGACTGCCGCTGCGGCCCCGGAAAATGAAAACATGGCCGGACATGGGATCGTCTTTCAGCGCCGTCTGTACTTTCGCAGCCAGACCGTTGAAGCCATTTCTCATATCGGTGATACCGGCAACCAGCCAAATTTTGGTCCCGGAAGGTAACGGGATCATCGCTTCAGTTCCTGTATCAGCAGAGTCAGGAGCTTTTCGCTGACATTGCCATTGAAGCGGAGCGTCCCGTGCCGGAACGTTACCTCACAGCTGATACTGAGGGTTTCCGGGTCCTCTGCGAGCGATTCTGGCTGTTCGGCAGCTGCATCGAGAGTCACAGGAAGTAGCTGGGGGCTCTCTGAAGAAGGTAATAGCAGCTTTCCCTCGCGCCATTGTTGTCGCCATTTGAACAACAGATTGGCGTTAATGCCATTTTCAAGAGCAAGTTTTGAGATGGATATCCCGGGTTCACAGGAGGCAGCAACGAGCTGCTGTTTAAATTCGGGAGGATAATTAGGGCAGCCTTTTCGCCTGCCGGGAGTCACATTTTTCTGCATATCTGACACTTTGGTTCCCACTACTTATTGGTGGACACCACTTTGTCTAATTCGTCAGATTCTGACCAGACGGTTCAGGCTGTACGCTTACGGATAAAGTTCATTAACCCAGCGAGCGAGTACATCAGTGCAGGGATAACCCAGGGCTCTGCTGGTAAACGCCAGGCAGCAGCCGTGGTTAAGATAATGTTCAACGGCAACCTGTTTTTGTTCATCGGAGTAACGGTGCTTATGACGAATAGATTCTTTTGCGCCACCACCTGCTTCCCATGAGCGGATCCAACGCCGCAGATTTCTTTTCGAAGGGTAGCCCAGTTCGCGTACGACGGGAGCCAGCTTCTTACCATATTTGAAATAAAGCTCAATGGCGCGGATTTTTTCTTCTTCAGTAAACATGTGTTATCTCCTGAGAGTCCAGGAAATCGTCCGCATCCCCGATTCTGACAGGCGCGGTGGTGACTGACGGGATCAAAAAAGGCGTGGTATGCGTGCATGAAGGTGCATGGCCAGATCTGGAAAATGGCTTGTGTAAAAACGGCAGTGCGAACGTGTTAACGGCGGATATCCCCAGCTCTCAGCTGGCAAATGTCTGTGCCGGTAACTCTGCGCTGGTGTATATCGAAAAATATACGAGCAATGCGCCGAAGTTAACGGCGTTTGATCAGCCAGCTGTTCAGGCATAAGACGTGAAAAGCGCCCGGAAACGGGCGCTAATCTTTACGGCTTGCGCGCAATCAGCACCGCGCGTTTAGGCGCAGGATAACCTTCCACCGTTTTACCCGGATCATGTGGGTCGAGGAAATCGGCCAGCGATTCAGTAACCATCCATTCGGTGCGTCGCTGTTCTTCTGAGGTGGTAACGCTCACATCCGCAATGCGAATATCAACAAAACCACACTTCTTCAGCCAGTTTTTCAGCGCCAGCGCGGAAGGGATGAAATAGACATTACGCATTTGCGCGTAACGATCGCCCGGCACCAGCACCGTGTTCTCATCACCATCAATAACCAGCGTTTCAAGCACCAGTTCACCTTCATTGACCAGTTGATCTTTCAATTGCCAGAGATGCTCCAGCGGTGAACGACGATGATAAAGCACGCCCATCGAAAAGACGGTATCAAAGGCTTTCAGTGCCGGAAGTTGTTCAATGCCTAACGGCAGCAGATGCGCACGTTGATCGTTACCTAACAATTTACGCACTGCTTCAAACTGGCACAGAAACAGTTGCGTAGGGTCGATACCCACCGCCAGATGCGCCCCTGCGCCAATCATGCGCCACATGTGATAACCGCTGCCACAGCCGACATCAAGAATGGTGCGCCCGGTTAAATCAGAAAGATGGGGCAGGACACGATCCCATTTCCAGTCGGAACGCCATTCGGTATCGATGTTGACGCCATACAGTGAGAACGGCCCTTTGCGCCAGGGCATCAGGTTGCGCATCAGCGTTTCAATGCGTTTAATTTGCCCTGCGCTCAGTGGCTCTTCGCTTTCTGCCGTCACGCTATGCAATAAATCAAGACGATACGGTTTAATTTCAGGTAGAAACTCCACCGCATTTGACCACTGCTTAAACAACCCGTGCTGCTGCTCGCGCTGCCAGTTAGCAATCTGCGCGGGCAGCGTTTCCAGCCAGTGTGAAAGATGATTTTTGGCAATCAGAGAATAAAAGTTACCAAAGTCGATCATGCAGCGTCCTCTGCTTTTAATGCCACCAGGGAACCAAAGTTAAAGCACTGGAACCACAGCTCGCTATGCTCAAAACCAGCTTGATGCAGGCGTGCTCTATGGGTTTCCACAGAATCGGTTAGCATCACGTTTTCCAGCATGCTGCGCTTCTGGCTGATCTCCAGTTCGCTGTAACCGTTAGCACGTTTAAAGTCGTGGTGCATGTTGAACAGCAATTCACCAACTGTGGCATCTTCGAAACTGAATTTTTCCGAAAGCACCAGCGCACCGCCCGAGTTCAGCCCTTGATAAATTTTATCCAGTAACGCCTGACGCTCGGAAGGTTCCAGGAATTGCAGGGTAAAATTCAGTACCACCATCGACGCGTTTTCAATGGCAATATCACGAATATCACCTTCAATAACGTCAACAGGCGTAGGCGCTTTATAGGCGTCGATATGACGGCGGCAGCGTTCAATCATTGCCGGGGAATTGTCGATGGCGATAATTTTACAATTATCATGATGAATGTTGCGACGCACTGAGAGCGTCGCCGCGCCCAGAGAACAACCCAGATCGTAAACCTGCGTACCAGGTTGAACGAAGCGCTCGGCTAACATACCAATCATGGAAATAATATTGGAATAGCCGGGAACGGAACGCTGGATCATATCCGGGAAGACTTCAGCTACCCGTTCATCAAAGGTCCAGTCGCCCAGTCTGGCGATAGGGGCAGAAAATAGCGTGTCGCGGTGAGACATAACGTAAAAATCCGGGAAAAAGAAAGTGGCGTATTGTGCGCTAACGCAGGGAGAAAACCAACTCCCAGGGCATATACCAAAGATTCGCCAGCACCATCAGCAACAGCGCACACCAGGTGGCGCTCATGCCGGAACGTCGCCAGCGGAACAGACGGTGATGAAAACCGTAATAATGCATCAGACGACCAGCAAGCAAAACGATGCCGCAAATATGCACCATCCAGGTTTCTGCGCCATTCATTTCCATAAACAGCATCAACACAATCGCGATGGGAATATATTCCACCGCGTTACCATGAATGCGAATAGCGCTTTGCAGTTCGCTAAAACCGCCGTCGCCATAGGCAACGCGGTACTGCATTCGCAGGCGAACGACATCAAAAGAGAACTTCATTAATAACAACGCACTTAAAACGGCATACAGCGCGCTTACCATACAAACTCCCTTTAAAATGGCCGATGGCACCTGTCTATGATAGGTGGCAAATTCAGAAAAGAGAAGATTGCTGTGGAATAGCCGGAACTGCTCCGATCTCTGGAAGCGTTTTACGTAAGTCTTCCCACAGGATATGTACCAGTTCCGGGGCCTGGGCAATATCTGGCGTATGTAAAAAAAGATAAGGCGTAGTGGTCTGATGCCACTGCGCTAATTTTTGTAACCAGACCTGAAATAATTCCCGGTTTTGCGTCATATCATCACTACCGATAAAAAGGATCAGCGGATTTGTCGCCGTCAGTACAGCATGTACCGGAACTTTAGGTTTTTTTCGTTGAGCGTCGCGAATAGCTTCACTGTGTGGACGTGCTGCATGAACCGGGCGGCTGTCTAAAATCACCCGATTAACGCCGCGCTGATGTAAACCGCGATTAAGTGTTTGTTCCTCTTCCCCTTTGGCGAAAAACTGTGGATGGCGGACTTCCACACCATAATTAAACTCGCCGGGAAGAGAGTCGAGAAAATGCCAAAGCGCAGGCAGATCCCGTGGGCCAAATGTGGCAGGCAGTTGCACCCAGTATTGCCCAATGCGCGGCGCTAACGGTGACATGCGGGTCAAAAATTCAGTCACTAAATCATCGCAATACCGTAATGCTGCCTGATGCGAAATGGTCGCCGGAAACTTAAAACAGAAGCGGAAGTCATCTGTGGTCTGCTCACGCCAGCGCAGGACAACCTCGAGTTTGGGCAGGGCGTAAAGCGTGGTGTTGCCCTCCACACAGTTAACATGACGGGTATTAAAAGCTAACTCACTGATTTTAATAAGCCTCTTGTGTCACTTTGGTGACCATGGGACATCATTGGGACATAATCTGCCAGCTTCTGATTCAGCATTGCGATCTGTTCTGCATTGCTGTCAGTCATCCATGCTCCGTATACATTGAACACCATCTGGGCACTTGCATGCCCCATCTGGCTGGCAATGAAGCTTGGATTTGCTCCGGCAGATAATGACCAGCACGCATAAGTGTGTCGTGACTGGTATGCCTTTCGATGCCTGATGCCTGCACGTTTAATGGCTGTTTCCCATGAGTCGCCAATGGAATCTACCTTGTAGATAAAACCTACCTGTTTGCTTTTTCTAACCACCTGGGGGTTAAATACGAAAGTACATTCATGATTTACTGAACGTCCATATTCACGTAGTTGAACCTTGATGTTGTGCTGCTTACCCAGTCTTGTCATTTCAGCCTGATTTTTCAGGACACTGATAGCGGGCTGGATAAGATGCACAACCCTGTTTGTACTTGCTTCAGTTTTAGGTAGAGTGAACTCACCGAGTTTCGTATAATTGCGCCTGATAGTAATTGTTCCTGCTTTCAGATCGATATCTTCCCAGGCCAGGGAGACCAGTTCACCATGACGCATTCCTGTGTACACAGCCAATGACCACAGGTTTTTTGTCTGCTGATGCCGGCAAGCATCTATCAGGCGAATAAATTCGTCACGAGTTAGCGGATCTGGTTCTGCCTTGGCTCTTTTAAGAGGCTTAATTCCCTCGAAGGGATTTGCTTCTAAGTAACCGTGATCTGCAGCAAACTGAAACATTCCAGCGATTGTTGTCATGTAATAATTTACTGTGACAACGCTTCGTCCTTTTACTGGAGCTTTACCTTTTGTTGGATTTTGGTATCCGGTCAGCAAATCTTTCCTGATATACAGCAATTCCTCTTTGGTCACTGCTGATACCAGTCGGTTGCCACCAATCTTCGGAACCATCATCCTTGCAATGGATTCATAGCGATTGAATGCATTTGCAGAGATTTCCATTCGTTTCAGATCCAGCCATTTTTCTTCAAGTTCTTTCACCGTAATTTCTTTTTTATTTACCCCAAAAGCCTTGAGGTTAGGAGAGTCAGGGAACTGCGCAGCATAATCAAAATTTCCTGTACGAATGGCAAAACATACAGATGTCCGCAGCTCTCCGGCGATCTTCCTGTTCTTGGCAGTGTCAGGGACACCAAGATTTTCCCTGACACGTTTACCTTTAAAATTAAACCAGATGCGTAATGTGCCACCGTGGTTTTCGACGCCTGTTGGATATTTGACTTTATCCATTGATACCTCCAGACGCCCAAGAGCGATACGAGCTTACATACTTCATGGCATTAAATCACCCAGGTTGTTTGTTTTTCATTGAAGAGACCCAGGCATCTATTGCTTTTCTGTTATACATACATTCGCTGGATGGCTTTGGATTACCGTCTGGTGATACGTGAATATACTCTCTTCCTACCATCCAGCATTCTTTCCGGGCTCGGAGAATTGTGCCTGGTTTGAGCCCGGTAATTGCGATAAGAACGCTTTCACAAACCCATTCATTGGGAGCCAGTTGAATCACATTGCCCATGAGGTAGCCTGAGTTTAACGGACACTCCTTCCTGAAATAGAATGGCATCAGAAGGAGCTAATAATGAGCAGAAAAACCCAACGTTACTCTAAAGAGTTCAAAGCCGAAGCTGTCAGAACGGTTCTTGAAAATCAACTTTCGATCAGTGAAGGCGCTTCCCGATTATCCCTTCCTGAAGGCACTTTAGGACAATGGGTTACCGCCGCCAGAAAAGGGCTCGGTACTCCTGGTTCCCGCACGGTGGCTGAACTGGAATCTGAAATTCTGCAACTGCGTAAGGCGTTAAATGAAGCTCGCCTTGAGCGAGATATATTAAAAAAAGCAACTGTAGATTCAATCTGTCAATGCAACACCCCTTTCAATTATCTCTTTCGGTGTTTTGAACTTCAGTGTCTTTCTCGGTCTGTTGTTTAGCTGAGCAGCAACCAGATCTAGTTCATGTTGAGTATATTGGGCAAGACATGTCTTTTTAGGAAAGTACTGCCGAATTAGCCCATTTGTGTTCTCATTTGTTCCCCGCTGCCAAGGACTCTGAGGATCGCAGAAGTAAACTTTAACGCCGGTGCTGACAGTAAATTCTAGATGTCTGGCCAGTTCCATTCCTCTGTCCCATGTCAGTGATTTTCTGAGTTCTGACGGTAAACTCAGGAATTTGTCGGTAAGAGCCTGATTTACTGAGACAGAATCTTTGCCCCTGAGTCTAAGGATGATCGTATAACGTGATTTTCGGTCTACAAGTGTGGCTATATGAGAGTTTTTTGTACCTGAGACTAAATCGCCCTCCCAATGTCCCAGAGAGCGTCTGTTATCGATATTTCGGGAACGTTCGTGAATTGGTGTTCCGTTCACTATGTTAATCGTACCTCTTTCGCCTTTGCGGGTATGACGCCTGCCATGGCGAAGGCTATGCGACCGTCGCAGATGCTGTATATTCAGGTGGTGTAGCGCTTCACGGCTACGAAAGTACAGCGTTTTATAAATTGTCTCAGGTGATATTCGCAGCGTTTTTTGACGTGGTTTTGTTCGCCTTAACCATCCTGATATTTGCTCTGGAGACCATTTCATCTCCAGCTTTTCCAGAACAAGCTTTCGCAATGGTAAATTTTGATCCAGTAAGCACGGTTTTGGCCTTTTCGCCATTCTGTTGGCTCGGTTATTAGCATCAACAGCTTTGTAATAGCGTCTGCCCCGATTACGCTGAACTTCACGTGAGATCGTCGAAGGACTGCGATTCAGCGCAGTAGCTATCGCACGAATGCTCATTTTGGCTGACAAACCAGCTCGTATCTCCTCGCGCTCAGACAGTGTCAGGTGAGCTACAGCCCGCTTACGCTCATGGGGTTTTATGCCGCCAGTATCCCTTAACATAGTGAAGATCGTTCCGGGTTTTGAACCCAGGATATTCGCTATTTCACTGAAGCCTGTTCCGTTCTTCCATAGTTCAAAAACAGAGGCTTTTTCCTCTGCTGTAAATGTTCGTCTCATTCAAAAAACCTCCGCAACCCCATGTTTTCACATAACTGTTGCGTTGACCAATTGAATCTACAGTTGCTTTTTTTAATATATCTCGCTCAAGGCGAGCTTCATTTAACGCCTTACGCAGTTGCAGAATTTCAGATTCCAGTTCAGCCACCGTGCGGGAACCAGGAGTACCGAGCCCTTTTCTGGCGGCGGTAACCCATTGTCCTAAAGTGCCTTCAGGAAGGGATAATCGGGAAGCGCCTTCACTGATCGAAAGTTGATTTTCAAGAACCGTTCTGACAGCTTCGGCTTTGAACTCTTTAGAGTAACGTTGGGTTTTTCTGCTCATTATTAGCTCCTTCTGATGCCATTCTATTTCAGGAAGGAGTGTCCGTTAAACTCAGGCTACCTCAGGCAGCATGACGGCGCAAATATCAGTTTACGGGCGGTTGGTGGACGACCCGCAGACAAAACAGACTAGCAAGGGCACCCCCATGACGCTGGCGCGTATGGCGGTATCACTGCCCTGCAGTCAGTCGGATGACGGTCAGGCGACGATGTGGTTATCTGTCCTGGCGTTTGGCAGACAAGCCGACGCGCTGGCAAAGCATCACAAAGGCGAACTCCTGAGCGTGGCGGGTAACATGCAGACGAGCCAGTGGACTGGACAGAACGGCGAAACGCGGCTGGGCTGGCAGGTTATCGCAGACAGCGTAATCAGTGCGCGATCGGTGCGACCGGGCGGCAATAAAGGCCAACAGGGGCAGGCTACTGACGCACTGAACAGAGCAAAACAACAGGCAGATCAGCAAGGAAGCCAGCCACCAGTGGGAGATAATGAGCAATGGGGAGATGATATCCCGTTTTAAATATTGCCAATAAAAAAAGGCCGGAAAAAATAAATTTTCCAGCATGCTACATAAATCCCGACCAAAGGGAGTGAAGATATTAACACTAATTGTCCGCACTGAAGTTGTCACCCCAAAACTTTATACAACATTGCACTCGGTTGCATGTGTTCGCATGACAAATATCGGTGATAGCATATATCCACAATTATTTTTAATGAATGCAAAGAGGATGCGTATGGTTGATTTATATTCGCCTACTCAGCTTGTACAGGTGGTTAATGCTGTAGATGTACAAAAACAACTAAATGCGTTGTTTACCAGTTTGTTTTTTACTCGCTCGGTAATGTTTGAATCGCGCGATATTATTCTTGATACAATCGACGATCCAAATATCCCAATTGCAGCGTTTTGTTCTCCTATGGTGGGTAGTAAAGTTTCACGTGACGAAGGGTACGAATCAAAAACAATTCGTCCAGGCTATATGAAGCCGAAAAGCAGCATTGATCCAAATAAGTTAGCTGTGCGCCCTGCTGGTGTATCACCTGAGCAATACAATGCTTTTGGGGCGCGTAATATTAAAGTTAAACAGGCGATTGTAAATCAAGCTAAAGCTATTCGTGCACGTATTGAATGGCTTGCTGTTCAGGCAATCACAACGGGGAAAAATATCATTGAGGGCGATGGTATTGAACGTTATGAGCTGGACTGGAATATTAAACCACAAAATATCATCACTCAGTTTGGCGGTGCTGAGTGGTCAGGTAAGGATAAAGAAACTTTTGATCCAAATGATGATATTGAGAGCTACGCAGAATTTAGTGAGGGCGTCACTAATATCATCATTATGGGCGGTAATGTATGGAAGAAATACCGTTCATTCAGAGCGATAAAAGAGGCTCTGGATACCCGTCGTGGTTCTAATTCCGAACTGGAGACAGCGGTAAAAGACCTGGGCAAAGCGGTGTCTTATAAGGGAATGTATGGCGATGTGGCCATCGTCGTGTATTCCGGACAGTACGTGGAAAACGGCGTCAAAAAGAACTTCCTGCCGGACAACACGATGGTGCTGGGTAACACTCATGCACGCGGTCTGCGTACCTATGGCTGTATTCAGGATGCGGATGCATTGAGTGAGGGTATTAATGCGTCTCCCCGTTATCCGAAAAACTGGAAGACATCCGGCGATCCGGCGCGAGAGTTCACCATGATTCAGTCAGCACCGCTGATGCTGCTGGCTGATCCTGATGAGTTCGTGTCCGTTCAACTGGCGTAATCATGGCCCTTCGGGGCCATTTTCTCTCTGTGGAGGAGTCCATGACGAAAGATGAACTGATTGCCCGTCTCCGGTCGCTGGGTGAGCAACTGAACCGTGATGTCAGCCTGACGGGGACGAAAGAAGAACTGGCGCTCCGTGTGGCAGAGCTGGAAGAGGAGCTTGATGACACGGATGACGCAGCCGGTCAGGACACGTCTGTCAGCCCGGAAAATGCGCTGACCGGACATAAAAATGAGGTGGTATCAGCACAGACGGATACCGTGACTGATACGGCTGCTCTGGTCACGGTTGTGGCACTGGTGACGCTGCATACCGATGCACTTCACGCCACGCGGGATGAACCTGTGGCATTTGTGCTGCCGGGAACGGCGTTCCGTGTCTCTGCCGGTGTGGCAGTTGAAATGACAGAGCGCGGCCTGGCCAGAATGCAATAACGGGAGGCGCTGTGGCTGATTTCGATAATCTGTTCGATGCTGCCATTGCCCGAGCCGATGAAACGATACGCGGGTACATGGGAACGTCAGCCACCATGACATCCGGTGAGCAGTCCGGTGCTGTGATACGTGGTGTTTTTGATGACCCTGAAAATATCAGCTATGCCGGACAGGGCGTGCGCGTTGAAGGCTCCAGCCCGCCCCTGTTTGTCCGGACTGATGAGGTGCTGCAGCTGCGGCGTGGAGACACGCTGACCATCGGTGAGGAAAACTTCTGGGTAGATCGGGTTTCGCCGGATGATGGTGGAAGCTGTCATCTCTGGCTTGGACGGGGCGTACCGCCTGCCGTTAACCGTCGCCGCTGAAAGGGGGATGTATGGCCATAAAAGGTCTTGAGCAGGCCGTTGAAAACCTCAGCCGTATCAGCAAAACGGCGGTCCCTGGTGCCGCCGCAATGGCCATTAACCGCGTTGCTTCATCCGCGATATCGCAGTCGGCGTCACAGGTTGCCCGTGAGACAAAGGTACGCCGGAAACTGGTAAAGGAAAGGGCCAGGCTGAAAAGGGCCACGGTCAAAAATCCGCAGGCCAGAATCAAAGTTAACCGGGGGATTTGCCCGTAATCAAGCTGGGTAATGCGCGGGTTGTCCTGTCCCGCCGCAGGCGTCGTAAAAAGGGGCAGCGTTCATCCCTGAAAGGTGGCGGCAGCGTGCTTGTGGTGGGTAACCGTCGTATTCCCGGCGCGTTTATTCAGCAACTGAAAAATGGCCGGTGGCATGTCATGCAGCGTGTGGCCGGGAAAAATCGTTACCCCATTGATGTGGTGAAAATTCCGATGGCGGTGCCGCTTACCACGGCATTTAAACAGAATATTGAACGGATACGGCGTGAACGTCTTCCGAAAGAGCTGGGCTATGCGCTGCAGCATCAACTGAGAATGGTAATAAAGCGATGAAACATACTGAACTCCGTGCAGCCGTACTGGATGCACTGGAAAAGCATGACACCGGGGCGACGCTTTTTGATGGTCGCCCCGCTGTTTTTGATGAGGCGGATTTTCCGGCAATTGCCGTTTATCTCACCGGCGCTGAATACACGGGCGAAGAGCTGGACAGCGATACCTGGCAGGCGGAGCTGCATATTGAAGTTTTCCTGCCTGCTCAGGTGCCGGATTCAGAGCTGGATTCGTGGATGGAGTCCCGGATTTATCCGGTGATGAGCGATATCCCGGCACTGTCAGATTTGATCACCAGTATGGTGGCCAGCGGCTATGACTACCGGCGCGACGATGATGCGGGCCTGTGGAGTTCAGCCGATCTGACTTATGTCATTACCTATGAAATGTGAGGACGATATGCCTGTATCAAATCCAGTAATGCCGGTGAAAGGGGCCGGGACCACACTGTGGGTTTATAAGGGGAACGGTGATCCTTATGCGAACCCGCTTTCAGACGTTGACTGGTCGCGTCTGGCTAAAGTTAAAGACCTGACGCCCGGCGAACTGACCGCTGAGTCCTATGACGACAGCTATCTCGATGATGAAGATGCGGACTGGACTGCGACCGGGCAGGGGCAGAAATCTGCCGGAGATACCAGCTTCACGCTGGCGTGGATGCCCGGAGAGCAGGGGCAGCAGGCGCTGCTGGCGTGGTTTAATGAAGGGGATACCCGTGCCTATAAAATCCGCTTCCCGAACGGCACGGTCGATGTGTTCCGCGGCTGGGTCAGCAGTATCGGTAAGGCGGTGACGGCGAAGGAAGTGATCACCCGCACGGTGAAAGTCACCAACGTGGGACGTCCGTCGATGGCAGAAGATCGCAGCACGGTCACAGCGGCAACCGGCATGACCGTGACGCCTGCCAGCACCTCGGTGGTGAAAGGGCAGAGCACCACGCTGACCGTGGCATTCCAGCCGGAAGGCGCAACCGACAAGAGCCTCCGTGCGGTGTCTGCGGATAAAACAAAAGCCACCGTGTCGGTCAGTGGTATGACCATCACCGTGAAAGGTGTTGCTGCAGGCAAGGTCAACATTCCTGTCGTATCCGGTAATGGTGAACTTGCTGCGGTTGCAGAAATCAACGTCACCGCCAGTTAATCCGGAGAGTCAGCGATGTTCCTGAAAACCGAATCATTTGAACATAACGGTGTGACCGTCACGCTTTCTGAACTGTCAGCCCTGCAGCGTATTGAGCATCTCGCCCTGATGAAACGACAGGCAGAACAGGCGGAGTCAGACAGCAACCGGAAGTTTACTGTGGAAGACGCCATCAGAACCGGCGCTTTTGTGGTGGCGATGTCCCTGTGGCATAACCATCCGCAGAAGACAAAGCTGCCTTCCATGAATGAAGCCGTTAAACAGATTGAGCAGGAAGTGCTTACCACCTGGCCCACGGAGGCAATTTCTCATGCTGAAAACGTGGTGTACCGGCTGTCCGGTATGTATGAGTTTGTGGTGAATGATGCTCCTGAACAGGCAGATGACGCCGGGCCTGCAGAGCCTGTTTCTGCGGGAAAGTGTTCGACGGTGAGCTGAGTTTTGCCCTGAAACTGGCGCGTGAGATGGGGCGACCCGACTGGCACCGCTTTTACAGTACCCATTATTTTCATGATGTTCTGCTGGATATGCACTTTTCCGGGCTGACATATACCGTGCTCAGCCTGTTTTTCAGCGATCCGGATATGCATCCGCTGGATTTCAGTCTGCTTAACCGGCGTGAGGCTGACGAAGAGCCTGAAGATGATGTGCTGATGCAGAAAGCGGTAGGGCTTGCCGGAGGCGTTCGTTTTGGCCCGGACGGGAAAGAAGTTATCCCCGCTTCCCCGGATGTAGCGGACATGACGGAGGATGACGTAATGCTGATGACAGTATCAGAAGGGATCGCAGGAGGAGTCCGGTATGGCTGAACCGGTAGGCGATCTGGTCGTTGATTTAAGTCTGGATGCGGCCAGATTTGACGAGCAGATGGCCAGAGTCAGGCGTCATTTTTCCGGTACGGAAAGTGATGCGAAAAAAACAGCGGCAGTCGTTGAACAGTCGATGAACCGGCAGGCGCTGGCTGCACAGAAAGCGGGGATTTCCGTCGGGCAGTATAAAGCCGCCATGCGTATGCTGCCTGCACAGTTCACCGACGTGGCCACGCAGCTTGCAGGCGGGCAAAGTCCGTGGCTGATCCTGCTGCAACAGGGGGGGCAGGTGAAGGACTCCTTCGGCGGGATAATCCCCATGTTCCGGGGGCTTGCCGGTGCGATCACCCTGCCGATGGTCGGGGCCACCTCGCTGGCGGTGGCGACCGGTGCGCTGGCGTATGCCTGGTATCAGGGCAACTCAACCCTGTCCGATTTCAACAAAACGCTGGTCCTTTCCGGCAATCAGTCGGGGCTGACGGCAGATCGTATGCTGGTCCTGTCCAGAGCTGGCCAGGCGGCAGGGCTGACGTTTAACCAGACCAGCGAGTCACTCAGCTCACTGGTTAAGGCGGGGGTAAGCGGTGAGGCTCAGATTGCGTCCATCAGCCAGAGTGTGGCGCGTTTCTCCTCTGCATCCGGCGTGGAGGTGGACAAGGTCGCTGAAGCCTTCGGGAAGCTGACCACTGACCCGACGTCGGGGCTGACAGCGATGGCGCGCCAGTTCCATAACGTGACGGCGGAGCAGATTGCGTATGTTGCTCAGTTGCAGCGTTCCGGCGAAGAAGCCGGGGCATTGCAGGCGGCGAACGAGGCCGCGACGAAAGGGTTTGATGACCAGACCCGCCGTCTGAAAGAGAACATGGGTACGCTGGAGACCTGGGCAGACAGGACAGCGCGGGCATTCAAATCCATGTGGGATGCGGTGCTGGATATTGGTCGTCCTGATACCGCTCAGGAGATGCTGATTAAGGCAGAGGCTGCGTTTAAGAAAGCGGACGACATCTGGAGTCTGCGCAAGGATGATTATTTTGTTAACGATGAAGCGCGGGCGCGTTACTGGGATGATCGTGAAAAGGCCCGTCTTGCGCTTGAAGCCGCGAGAAAGAAGGCTGAACAGCAGAGTCAACAGGACAAAAATGCGCAGCAGCAGAGCGATACTGAAGCGTCACGGCTGAAATATACCGAAGAGGCGCAGAAAGCTTACGAACGGCTGCAGACGCCGCTGGAGAAATATACCGCCCGTCAGGAAGAACTGAACAAGGCACTGAAGGACGGGAAAATTCTGCAGGCAGATTACAACACGCTGATGGCGGCGGCGAAAAAGGACTATGAAGCGACGCTGAAAAAGCCGAAACAGTCCGGCGTGAAGGTGTCTGCGGGCGATCGTCAGGAAGACAGTGCTCATGCTGCCCTGCTGACGCTTCAGGCTGAACTCCGGACGCTGGAGAAGCATGCCGGAGCAAATGAGAAAATCAGCCAGCAGCGCCGGGATTTGTGGAAGGCGGAGAGTCAGTTCGCGGTACTGGAGGAGGCGGCGCAACGTCGCCAGCTGTCTGCACAGGAGAAATCCCTGCTGGCGCATAAAGATGAGACGCTGGAGTACAAACGCCAGCTGGCTGCACTTGGCGACAAGGTTACGTATCAGGAGCGCCTGAACGCGCTGGCGCAGCAGGCGGATAAATTCGCACAGCAGCAACGGGCAAAACGGGCCGCCATTGATGCGAAAAGCCGGGGGCTGACTGACCGGCAGGCAGAACGGGAAGCCACGGAACAGCGCCTGAAGGAACAGTATGGCGATAATCCGCTGGCGCTGAATAACGTCATGTCAGAGCAGAAAAAGACCTGGGCGGCTGAAGACCAGCTTCGCGGGAGCTGGATGGCAGGTCTGAAGTCCGGCTGGAGTGAGTGGGAAGAGAGCGCCACGGACAGTATGTCGCAGGTAAAAAGTGCAGCCACGCAGACCTTTGATGGTATTGCACAGAATATGGCGGCGATGCTGACCGGCAGTGAGCAGAACTGGCGCAGCTTCACCCGTTCCGTGCTGTCCATGATGACAGAAATTCTGCTTAAGCAGGCAATGGTGGGGATTGTCGGGAGTATCGGCAGCGCCATTGGCGGGGCTGTTGGTGGCGGCGCATCCGCGTCAGGCGGTACAGCCATTCAGGCCGCTGCGGCGAAATTCCATTTTGCAACCGGAGGATTTACGGGAACCGGCGGCAAATATGAGCCAGCGGGGATTGTTCACCGTGGTGAATTTGTCTTCACGAAGGAGGCAACCAGCCGGATTGGCGTGGGAAATCTCTACCGGCTGATGCGCGGCTATGCCACCGGCGGTTATGTCGGTACACCGGGCAGCATGGCGGACAGCCGCTCGCAGGCGTCCGGGACGTTTGAGCAGAATAACCATGTGGTGATTAACAACGACGGCACGAACGGTCAGATAGGGCCACAGGCGCTGAAGGCGGTTTATGACGTAGCCCGTAAGGCGGCAATGGATGTTGTGACCGGGCAGATGCGCGATGGTGGTCTGTTCTCCGGAGGTGGACGATGAAAACCTTCCGCTGGAAAGTGAAACCCGGTATGGATGTGGCTTCGGCCCCTTCCGTAAGAAAGGTGCGCTTTGGTGATGGCTATTCCCAGCGAGCGCCTGCCGGGCTGAATGCCGACCTGAAAACGTACAGCGTGACGCTTTCTGTTCCCCGTTGGGAGGCCACGGCGCTTGAGTCGTTTCTGGCTGAGCACGGGGGCTGGAAGTCCTTTCTGTGGACGCCGCCTTATGAGTGGCGGCAGATAAAGGTGACCTGCGCAAAATGGTCGTCGCGGGTCAGTATGCTGCGTGTTGAGTTCAGCGCAGAGTTTGAACAGGTGGTGAACTGATGCAGGATATCCGGCAGGAAACACTGAATGAATGCACCCGTGCGGAGCAGTCGGCCAGCGTGGTGCTCTGGGAAATCGATCTGACAGAGGTCGGTGGAGAACGGTAAGCGTACAGCCTGAACCGTCTGGTCAGAATCTGACGAATTAGACAAAGTGGTGTCCACCAATAAGTAGTGGGAACCAAAGTGTCAGATATGCAGAAAAATGTGACTCCCGGCAGGCGAAAAGGCTGCCCTAATTATCCTCCCGAATTTAAACAGCAGCTCGTTGCTGCCTCCTGTGAACCCGGGATATCCATCTCAAAACTTGCTCTTGAAAATGGCATTAACGCCAATCTGTTGTTCAAATGGCGACAACAATGGCGCGAGGGAAAGCTGCTATTACCTTCTTCAGAGAGCCCCCAGCTACTTCCTGTGACTCTCGATGCAGCTGCCGAACAGCCAGAATCGCTCGCAGAGGATCCGGAAACCCTCAGTATCAGCTGTGAGGTAACGTTCCGGCACGGGACGCTCCGCTTCAATGGCAATGTCAGCGAAAAGCTCCTGACTCTGCTGATACAGGAACTGAAGCGATGATCCCGTTACCTTCCGGGACCAAAATTTGGCTGGTTGCCGGTATCACCGATATGAGAAATGGCTTCAACGGTCTGGCTGCGAAAGTACAGACGGCGCTGAAAGACGATCCCATGTCCGGCCATGTTTTCATTTTCCGGGGCCGCAGCGGCAGTCAGGTTAAACTGCTGTGGTCCACCGGTGACGGACTGTGCCTCCTGACCAAACGGCTGGAGCGTGGGCGCTTCGCCTGGCCGTCAGCCCGTGATGGCAAAGTGTTCCTTACGCAGGCGCAGCTGGCGATGCTGCTGGAAGGTATCGACTGGCGACAGCCTAAGCGGCTGCTGACCTCCCTGACCATGCTGTAAATCTCTTTATCCTGGTTGTCACAGAATAAGCCCGGTAAAATACGGGCTTATGAACGACATCTCTTCTGACGACATCTTCCTGCTGAAACAGCGCCTGGCCGAACAGGAAGCGCTGATCCATGCCCTGCAGGAAAAGCTGAGCAACCGGGAGCGCGAAATAGACCATCTGCAGGCGCAGCTGGATAAACTCCGCCGGATGAACTTCGGCAGTCGTTCCGAAAAAGTCTCCCGCCGTATCGCACAAATGGAAGCCGATCTGAACCGGCTTCAGAAAGAGAGCGATACGCTGACTGGTAGGGTGTATGACCCGGCAGTACAGCGTCCGTTGCGTCAGACCCGCACCCGTAAGCCGTTCCCTGAATCACTACCCCGTGACGAAAAGCGACTGTTGCCTGCGGCGCCGTGCTGCCCGAACTGCGGCGGTTCACTGAGCTATCTGGGCGAGGATACCGCCGAACAGCTGGAGTTGATGCGTAGTGCCTTCCGGGTTATCCGGACGGTACGGGAAAAACATGCCTGTACTCAGTGCGATGCCATCGTGCAGGCACCTGCACCTTCGCGGCCCATCGAGCGGGGTATCGCCGGACCGGGGCTGCTGGCCCGCGTGCTGACCTCGAAGTATGCAGAGCACACCCCGCTGTATCGCCAGTCAGAAATATACGGCCGGCAAGGTGTGGAGCTGAGCCGTTCACTGCTGTCGGGCTGGGTGGATGCATGCTGCCGGCTGCTGTCTCCGCTGGAAGAGGCGCTTCATGGCTATGTCATGACTGACGGCAAACTCCATGCTGATGATACCCCGGTCCAGGTACTGATGCCGGGTAATAAGAAGACGAAGACCGGGCGGTTGTGGGCGTATGTTCGTGATGACCGCAATGCCGGGTCAGCGTTGGCACCTGCAGTGTGGTTCGCTTACAGCCCGGACAGAAAAGGCATCCATCCGCAGACTCATCTTGCTTGCTTCAGCGGTGTGCTGCAAGCGGATGCGTACGCCGGGTTCAACGAGCTGTACCGCAATGGTGGGATAACGGAAGCTGCCTGCTGGGCTCATGCCCGCCGAAAGATCCACGATGTGCACGTCCGCATCCCGTCAGCACTGACGGAAGAAGCCCTGGAGCAGCTCGGTCAGTTGTACGCCATAGAGGCGGATATAAGGGGAATGCCGGCAGAGCAGCGGCTTGCTGAACGTCAGCGAAAAACGAAACCGCTGTTGAAATCCCTGGAAAGCTGGTTGCGTGAAAAGATGAAGACCCTGTCGCGACACTCAGAGTTGGCGAAGGCGTTCGCGTACGCACTTAACCAGTGGCCGGCACTGACGTACTATGCGAACGATGGCTGGGTGGAAATCGACAACAACATCGCTGAAAATGCCCTGCGGGCGGTCAGTCTGGGTCGTAAAAACTTCCTGTTCTTCGGCTCTGACCATGGTGGTGAGCGGGGAGCGCTACTGTACAGCCTGATCGGGACGTGCAAACTGAATGACGTGGATCCAGAAAGCTACCTTCGCCATGTGCTTGGCGTCATAGCAGACTGGCCGGTCAACCGGGTCAGCGAACTGCTTCCGTGGCGCATAGCACTGCCAGCTGAATAACACATCCCCGTCAATACGGCCCTCGCTGTACGCTTACGGCTGTCATGGCACTCTGTACACGACAAGTATCAGCCAGTGAAATCGCCAGGCGTATTGGTGTCAGTCGTGCGGTATTGTATAAATGGAAAGATGAAATTATCGGCAACAGTGCTTACCAGACTATGCGTAAACATAACGAACCTTCCCTGGAGGCAGAACGCGATGCGTTGCGGGAGGAAGTCGCCCGACTGAATCAGGAAATACGCCGCCGGCAGATGGAGCTGGATATTCTGAAAAAGGCGGAGGAAATCATAAAAAAAGACCCGGGCATCAGTATCAGTCACCTGAACAACAGAGAAAAAACAAAGATCGCTGATGCCCTGAGACAAACATATCCCCTGACAGAATTACTGCATGTTCTGGGCCTTGCCCGTAGCAGTTATTTTTATCACCGGGCTGCCCTGAAAGCCGGTGATAAATACGCCACGATACGTACGATGCTGACAGATATATTTAACAGTAATTACCAGTGTTATGGCTATCGTCGCCTGCATGCGATGCTCAGGCATGAGGGGGTTCGGCTATCAGAAAAGGTTGTACGCAGACTTATGGTGGAGGAACAGCTTGTCGTCAGCCGTAACCGTCGTCGCCGCTACAGCTCATATTGCGGAAAAATCGGACCGGCTCCGGATAACCTTATCGCCAGAGATTTTAAGGCGGAGCAACCTAATCAGAAATGGCTGACAGATATCACGGAGTTCCAGCTCCCTGCAGGTAAAGTCTGGCTGTCACCGGTGGTGGACTGCTTCGATGGAAAAGTTGTGAGCTGGTCTCTCAGTACACGCCCCGATGCTGAACTGGTCAACACTATGCTGGATAGCGCTGTCGAAACGTTAAATGCTGGCGAACGACCGGTGATACACAGTGACAGAGGTGGGCATTATCGCTGGCCAGGCTGGCTGGAAAGAGTGAATGCAGCAGGTCTTATTCGCTCAATGTCCCGTAAAGGATGTTCACCTGATAATGCTGCATGCGAAGGCTTTTTCGGCAGACTGAAAACGGAAATGTATTATGGGCGTAAATGGTCGGGCATCACGCCAGAAAAGTTCATGCAGCATGTAGATGCTTACATCAGATGGTATAACGAGCGGCGTATAAAATTATCGCTGGGTGCAGTCAGCCCTGAAATGTACCGCCAACAATGCGGGCTGGAATGA